AACTAAATTATTAGTTGAAAATTGGAATACACCTAAATGGAAAACTTATTGGATTTATATATATATACGTGAATTAGCTAAATTAAATGAAAAAGGTTTTGTTCCTGAAGAAACTGTAGTTACATATGGTGATGTTGTTATTGGTAAAGTTCTGTATTTTATCAGTGTCATTGAAAGTGAGATTACCAATGGCAGCTTGAGCTGTTACTATAAGATCAGATAATGCAGAATTAGTTCTTGCAAAACGGCTGTTGCCTGGAGCAGTCAGTGTTCGTGTTGGAGTGTTTGTTCCAAAACCCACATACTTGTTTGTAACATTTAAATATAACTTGTCAGTATCAAAAGCAAGATTAACACCGTTGCGACGTAGATCTTCTGACAATAAAGGACCGCTGATACGTCCTAGCTCTTTACCGCCATTTAAGTTACCACCCGTAAGCGTTAGAGCCATGTGCTAACTCCTTATTGGTCAAAACCAATCAGTGCAGTAACAGCTTTGCCTGGAGGAACAGGACTGCTAAAATACAAATAATATCCAGTACCTGCTTGGCTTGATTTTGTAATGGTGATTGCAGTGTTTGCATCTATTACAGATCCGCTTGTTGCGGCACTTAACACAACACTGGTCAATGCACCGGTATTGGTGTTGGTAGCATAACTTAATACTGTTCTACCTGTAATTGCACTGCTTCCAGACAGGGTTGCTCCGGTAATGTTCACAGCAGGATATATTGTACTGGCCGCTTCAATTGTTCCGCTGGTTGTTTGAGCGCCTGTGGCAGTGTGTGCATACGATACTGAAGAAGCAGTTGATCCAGTAACTGTAAAAGAACCATTGTATGCATACGGAATTACTCCAGAAACTATGATTGTTTCTCCAATAGCAAACGGTGCAACAGTTCCAGGTGTAAACGTTAATGTAACTGTTGTACCCGTTCCGGATGCAGTCAATGTTGACACTGTTGTATTAAAATACAATGTTGAACTGCCAATTGCAGAACTTACACTAGTTTTGCCCGCATACACTTCCGAAGGAAAAGTTGGATTTTGTACAACTGTGTAGTTAGTAGTATGTAGTTGTAAAACATTTTCAACCAGCACTAACAAGTTAGCGCCAGACCAAGTGTAGCCGCGTTGTATATTGCCAGTTGGTGCTGGATTTAATGGACCGTAATATATTGTGTCACCGTCACCGATGCCCAATGTCTGTTGCGTAATTGATCCAGATTCTCTGTAGCGCAATGCTCTCCAAGTACTGCCTTGATATACTTCTATATCTAATGATGTTGTGTTGTAACGTATCATACCATTGACTGGAACTGATGGTCTAGTCCCATCTGGACCGCTTGGTAATGTCAAATTGTTTTGGCTACCCATTACAATTGCATTGTTCGTGTCTACATAAAGCGTATTATCATACACTGCTCTACGATTAAGGGTTTGTCTTCTTAGGAATCTCATTATACTGTCAATGTGCTTATGGCCATTACCAGTGTACTTGCTACACTTGATTTAGCATACAACATATCTCCGTTAGCTAAAACTAATTTTTCTTGATCTAAACTAAGAGTCTCCCCTGCTGTGATAGGAATAGCATTAACAATTAAATGGTTTGCTGTTAAAGTTACACCAGCTGGAACTGCATACAAAGATAAATTTGCAGTGTTATTTGTTGGATTCGCTGGATCAAATGCAAATAGATTGCAAATAATCATGCTGGTGATTGCATTACTGCCGGTGCTAGTGTAAACTGGACTTGCTGGTAAATTTGCCGCGTATGCAATTGGTGTTGATGTCAATGCCATGTTCTTTCCTTATAGTAAAATACTCAATAAAACTGCTCTGCTTCTAGATACCAGTTCGTCTGAGGTATTTACATTTTTAAAAAATAGTCCAGATTTTCCCGGACCCACTGTTGGTGTAGAATATAATTTAGTTAAACCAGATATCACTGGCGGATCAATGCTTTGATCTGACAAATTCAAAACAGCATCAATTTTAACATTATTATTAATTGCAGTCAGTACCAAACTGTTTGACGAAGTGTTTGTAATTGTATCTGTAAACAAGTTAATGTTATTAACACTCACACCAACTGGGCTAATTGTTGCTCTAATTTGCTGTCCAACAAAAAATTGTATGTTGGTTTGAAATGCCTGTACCTTACTGTCTTCCAATCCAAAACTTGCACCTGGGGGAAAATACATACGGTCCACAGTTGCAACACCGTTGCTGGCAGCAACATAATTTGTGACAGTTTTCCAATTGGGAATATCATTATCGTTGACCACTCGTAGATAATAGTTTGTGCTGTTAGCAACGCTTAGTACACCGCTGGATGATTGCATATCAAAAACTAGATTGCTGGAACCATCATTCACGATTGTGGCCACTTGCAAACCAGCTTTTTTACCATCGTTGGTTTTTAATACAAATGTTCCGCCCACGTTTGTGGTATTTGGAAAATCATAATGATTTACATTTTCGTCAAACAAAAACTGGCCTGCTGGGCGAGTACCACGACTAATTTGCACACCAGATTGACCACTAATTGGCGATGCAAGAGTAATGCCTGCACCAGTTTGATTCTTGTTCAATACAATAATATTATCTTCAATAGCTAAGTTAGTTGTATTGACTGTTGTTGTTTCGCCTTGTACTACCAAGTCACCTGTGACAATCACAGTACCAACATCTACGCCGGTATCCAATGTTATAGTTCCACCGCTAGCAGTTTGTAATCTATAATTGCTTTGACTGACTTTTAGTACTCTTGACATTCTATATCCTTATAGTTGGGGGACCTAAGTCCCCGTTCCTAATTAAGCGTTGGCTAATGTTACTGATACACCGTTCACAGCAGAACCCAATGTCCACTTGACTGGCACGCCAGTAGCAAATTGTGTTCCTGAATTACGTACCAATACCACCGTACGGTTAGTAATTTTTCTAACCCAGTATGTTCCGCTTGCGCTGTCAGTTGCAACAATGGCCATTTCTCCGGCGGCTGCTGGAGTAGCTTGAACTAATTTACAAATTGCTACGCCGTCTTGTGTACGAACTTGAAAACGTCTGCTACCAGTTTGACGAACAATATCATTACCGCTTGTGCGATTAGTTGAACCAATTGTGATTGCTTGCACTGATAATGCATTTGGTACTGAAGAAGTTGTCAATGTTGCTACAGGAGTAGCTGAACCTGTACCACCAGCAACGCTGCCGTTGAATGTGATGGTTGGAGCCGCTGTATAGCCCGTGCCTGGAGATACCACTGTTACTGTATAAGTTGTTGCGGCAGTTACCACAACACTCAACACTGCTTTCCTACCACCGGCAATTTGTGGTGCAGTAATACTGGCCGCTGGGATGGTATATGTACCATTTACTAGTGTACCTAATGTACCAGCTGGTGCTGTTACACTTGCTACACCCTCACCGCCAGTTTCTTCTGCTCTGTTTGATGCGTTTGGATTTCTATCTCCAAAAAATCTACCATTTAAAGGACGTCCCATTTTAGTTTCTCCTTAAGAAATAACAGCGTTCTAGGCTGTACGCGGTTGGATTTCCGCATAAAATTCACACCATGTGAATCATTACTATGTATTTAGCCGAGAATAAAAAAGGACCCGAAGGTCCTTTTTTAATATTACTTCTAACTTTAATTTCAGATTAACTGAATTTAACGTTACCACTAGTAATAGCAACGCGACCTAAGTAGTCAGCGGCATTACCTAGTGAGCTTGCTGTGTTTGACAACTCAACATAGCCATAACGTGTCATGAATGATACGACTGGCTCAAATGTTGATGGGTCTAAAACAACACCACTGCTCATCAATGGAATGTATGGGCAATAGAATGCAGGAGCATCAGACTCTGAACCGCCTTTGTAGCCGATTAGAACGTCTGTTGAATCTTGTGCATAGCTGTTTACATATACTTTCATTGCATTGTTCAATGTACCAACAAACTTGGTGTTTGTAGGTGCTTCGAATGTACCTTCTGTTGTACGAGCAAATGCGCTTGTAGTAGCAGACTGTAGAATTGTCAATGCAAATGGGCTAACAACTGCATAGTTACCAGCGCCACGACGTGTACGCTGAGCAATCAAGTTAGCAACACGGTTGATCTGAACTGCCAATGCGGCATGCTCATCACCAACGAATGTGGCTGTACCAGATACAGCGGCTTGGTCGTAAGTTTGTGAAGCTGAACCAGCTAAAGAGATTAGAGATGCAATGATCTCTTGGTCAATTTCAGCTGTAATTTCTTGTGCAAGAGCGGCCATGATTTCTGCTTCAACGTCAATGCCTTGTTGGGCTTGTGCGTCTTGAGCGGCTTCAAACGTCCAGCGAGCAGACAATTTACGTGTCTTAGCTTCAACTGTCTGTTTCAAGATTTGAATAGACATACGCTTACCTGCTTGACCTTCAAGAGTCGCTGTGCTAGCGGCTTTGGCAGTAGAACTGTCATTACCAGAATAAGCAGCCGCAATCTTGAATGGGCTCAATGCCTCTTCACCAGCTACTACAGAGTCAGCTGTTGCATTGTCTGCATAGCGTACACGTAGAGTGTGAATTTGGCCAACTGGGCCAGTCATTGGTTGTACACCAACTAACTCGTTAGCAATAACGGTTGGCATAACACGACGAATCACCGGTAAAATTACGCGGTTTAATGTTGCAACGTTGCCGGCAGAAGTGGCACCAGCTGATGGGCTTTCTAGCAAATACTTGCGAGTATTTTCAAGTGTTACACCCATTACTGATTTTTTTGTGCCTTGTAAGCCTTCTAATAGGGCTTCTTTAGTTTCTGCCCAACGTCCGTTTAGTAGTTCTGACATTTAAATTCTCCTTAAATTTTAAGTCCAGCAAGTCTGCGAATATCAATAATGTTATTGTTTTCGATCTCACTGCTACGGTTGGTGTTGGAAATTACTTTATTTCCGGTTACTTCTTTAGCCTCTACTAGTGCCTGTTTCTTCTGCGGAGCCTTGCCATTCAATACTGACGGCAAATACTTTTCAAAACTTTCGTTTAGACGTTCTGTTTTCACAGTCTCCATTAGTTCACCCATGATTGCTTTTTGTTCCGTGTTTAGTGGAGACAATAGTTCACTCATGATTGCTTTTCTTTCTTGAGCTTCTTTCAAAGCACGTACTTCTGCTTCTTTACTTTCTATTATTTTTTCAGCTTGCACAACTGCCTGAGCGGCTTCTTGCATTGCCAAATCTTTCATGTCTATGACTTTGAGTAATTTTGCAGTTTCCGATTTGTCATTTAGGTAACTCGCTTGGTATTCGGAAGCAAACGCTTCAAATAACTTGCGACCGAAGTCTTGACGACGAGCGGCTTCAATGTCTTCTTTCAATGAAGTAATTTCAGAACGTAGTCCTGTAGTTACAACACCTTCGACCATTGCGGCTGCACGTTGAACAAATGCTTCTTTTACTTTCTTGATTTCTTGACGACCTTCACGGACTAGGCGTACCTTAGTTTCCGCAAGATCTTGTTTGTCTTTGTAAAATTCTGTAATTTCTTGAGCAAGAGCTTCAACTACGAAATTTTCTAATTTACCAAATTTACTTGCCATTACAACTTGATCTTCGTGCAATTCAGCAACTTCTGACGCTAATTGACGTGTAACGAATTCCTTCATTACCGCAGTGTCTTGCTTCATCTTTTTAGCATATTTGACTTTCATCTCAGCTAATTGCTTACGATCATCGGCAAACTCAACAAGTTCAACAGCCAGTTGTTCAGAGATCATGCGATCTACTGCTTCAACCATTGCTGACTTATCGTGTTCGTATTTTTGTGCAAATTCTTCGCGTAATTGTTGAGCGACTTGTGTACGAGCTTCGTTTACACGACTTTCGAAAGCCACTTCAATAGACTCTTTGATCTCTTGTGAAATCACGTTGTTTTCAAATAAACTTTTTAGCGCATCCAACATGTGATTCTCCTTATTATTGGAGTTTGTTTATTATTGATAATAAACTCTCTTTGAGATATTTCTGTGCCTTAGGATCACCTTTCACCTCTTGCGCTATGCGTAAGGCATTTAATCCGCCTCGACTATTCATCAAGTGTTCATAAATTGGTGTAGGATATGCTCCTGGAGCACTAGGTTGAGCTACCATATCTACTGTGATAATCTCAAAATCTGAAACTTCACCGGAACCGTCTTCTTTGACGTTTCCGGATCCGCGTGAACTGACACCCAATTTGACCCCTGACTCTAACATAGTACGAATCAATTGTCCCATTGGGGTTGGTAAAATTTTCAGTTTACCGTAACCATTAGGACCGTCCATCCACATATTTGTTATCATGTGGGACACACGGTCCAGGTTAATTTTTAGATCATCTGGATGATCCACTTCTCCGAGTACTGAATAACCGTTCTGAATCTGATCGTTTAGGGTTTTGACAGCCTTGCCAATCTCATTCACAGGGTAAACACGCTGGTTAGCGTTACGAATACCGCCCTGGATACAAATCCCGGACATGTATAAGTTTTTCCCATCTTTGTCATCAGACTCAACGATCATTTTTGCTTCGTTGAAACTGAGATTCTCTCGGAGATATAACATATTTTTCAATGTTGTCTCTTAATTACTTGGCACGCTTTGGTGCGCCGTTCAACATACTAGTTGTGAATTTTTCACCATCACGACTGTTTTTGCCCGTTTCTGCACCTACGTTTTGTCCTGCTGGCGAACCTTTACGCTCAGCACCGTGACCTGGTTCTTTCTTTTTAAACGCTGTCTTACCTGCGTTGCCGCCTGGTACATTTACGTTTCCAAAGTTTTCTTCTTTAGTACTTGGGTTTAACAGACCACCCTTTGTACCACCGGTGCCTGATTCTTCTCTGCTACCCGCCATTAAGTTTGCGCCACCCATTCTGTTTGGCTTTGCAACTGGGCTTTTTGTATTTTGTCCATTGTCGCCATGCTTAGGAGCTGGAACTTTGTTTTTGTACTCTAACATTAGTTCGTCGTCGCCTTCCATTGGCTCCATTGCCATCATGTCATCACCTTCTTCTGGCATTACATCCATGGAATCCATGTCGCCCATGTCGTCACCGCCCATGTGCTCTTCGCCTTCTTCGCCAGCCATTAGCTGTTCAAATTCTGCTTTTAATTCTTCTAAAGCGTCTTCTAGATCTAAAATGCGATCTGATTGTTCTGCATCATCCATAGAACCTTCTTCGTCGCCTTCTTCGTCGCCAAAATCCATTTCGTCTTCGCTGTCGTCTTCGCTGTCGTCTTCGCTGTCGTCATCCATGTCAGCGTCGTCGGCTTCGTCGTCAGCTGGTTCTTCGCTGTCGTCTTCTTCGTCGCCAAATGCTTCTTGAGCATATGGGTTACCTGAGTCAGTTGCTTCAAAATCTTCAGATAGTAACTCTTCATAGATTTCACGTGATTTAGCAACTACGATATTGTGGAATATTTCTTTTGCTGTTTCTTGATCTTCGTTGATCAAAGCTTCAAGCATTGCTTCAAATTGAGCGCGGTCAGTCATGTTTATTCTCCTGTGATTTGTGATACAAGGCTGTAATATATTTACACTTTAATTACAAAAGTGGGTAGATATAGCATAAATTTAGCCTTTTTTATGCTATAGTTTGATTATTGTGGTGCTGCCAGTGGTGCGGCATACATTGAATGTATAAATTCTAATTCATTTTCCTGTTCTAGAATATGTGCTTCACTACTTTTTCTAAGTTCATTGATTTGTTTTAATGTTAATCTTGTTTTACGAGTGTCGTCAGTATGTAACATAGTGTCGTCACGCTCGGGGCTATAACGTAACTCGTTACCTAAGTCACGAGTATTTGGATCAATATAAAACAATTCTCTAAGTATCATCTTGTATTTATGCGGCAGGGGGAGTTGCTGGGGCTGGGGGGGTCTTGGTTTTTGGGGTTTGGGTC